TGTTGCGCCTGCATATGAAGTAGTAGGAGATTGTGTTGTAGGTTTCGCTGCTGTAGGAGCAGGAGCAGGTCTAGCAGGAGCAGGAGCAGGTCTAGCAGGGGTAGGAGCAGGTCTAGCAGGAGCAGGAGCAGGTCTAGCAGGAGCAGGAGCAGGTCTAGCAGGAGCAGGAGCAGGTTGGGTGGATGCTCCTGCATTTCCACCACCAACTCCAGTTCTAACACCTTGAGGATACTGAGTTACTTGCCTTGCACTTGGGGGAAGACTTCCGATTGTGGGCCTTGGTTTAAATCTAGCACCCCTCTCAGGCATAGTGCGATTTCCTCCAGAAAGTGCTGTTCCAATTTGTGACCATGTTGCTTTGACTGCGGGATCTGACGCACCGCCAGTCATACCTGCTCTCCCCTGTTCTTCAATATAAGACTCATACATCTCTTCCCAAGTATACTCGCTCAGGTCATAACCTTCTTCAATCAGTGAATTTACCCAAGTTTCAACTTCTTCCCAAACTTGCTCTTCAGTAAGTTCCTGGGGGGCATAAACTGCACTGTATGCCTCCATCAAACTAACTACCTGATGTGATGTAATCCTTTCCATTTTAACTTTTTCTTTTTTTGTATATTTTTATTTATAAAAAAAGAGTCCCAAAGGACTCTTAATTTACATCATCATTTTTTTTACCTAACCATTCTGTCCCATAATCATAATCTCCAAACAGGAACTCATCTGCTTCTGCGGCATCTTTGTAGGCATTTATAATATCTTGTTCGCACCATTCATCATAATTGGAGTCATCTTTGAGTATTTTAGGATTCATTTTTTATACTCCAACCTTTTGTGTTTTTACTTTTTTTACCAAGAACCGAATCATAAGTGATTCCAATTTCCTTACAAAACTCTTTAACTCTACCTTCTATTATGTATTCCTTTCCATCTGGTGATGTAAAAATATATTTTTTAGATTTTGGATTATTTTTACCAGAAACTTTCAAAGAAGTTTTCCTTTTACTTTCTTCGGTATGTTTTCTACCACTAAATCCTCTGGTTTTTTGTCCACCTGGTTTTCCTTCTCCACCAAGATTTTGATTTAGAAGAACTCCACCATCACATTTTCTTTTCCAAAGTGCTATGTGTTTTATTTCCAAATTTATTGCTTCTTCCTTACTCAAACCAGATTTTACAATCCATCTTCTTTCTTTTGGTGGTAAAAGTTCGGCACCATTTTTTCTAGAATGTCTAGAGTTAATTCTCCTATGTTTTCCATAACCAACATAAAAGGGAGAACTAAAGTCCTCCCTCAAATAATAATATAGAATATAATCATTCATTTTAAAACTGAAGTAGAGTTAAAATTATTTATATAAAATTCAACTTCAGTTTTAAATTATAGTTGGAAATCTGAGAAAGTATCAGATTTAACATCTTGTTTAATTCCACCAATAATATAACTTTCGATTTCCGTCTCCTGGGGTGCCACTTGTAATCCTTTGGAAGAAATCCAATGCTCAGTCCATGGAAGTGGATTATTCTTTGCTGGAATATCATAAAGTGGGCGAAGTCCAATCGCTTTCATTCTACGATTTGCAATCCACTCAACATACTGCTGAAGAAGTTTATCGTTCAATCCAATCATAGAACCATCCTTGAACAGATACTCTGCCCAAAGTTTTTCTTGATTAACTGCATTCTCAAAAGTCTTGTAGAACCATGGTTCTTCTTCTTTTGAAATTTTCTTCATATCAGGATCATCACCTTCCTTCCACTTATTCAAGATATTTTGAGTAATAACCAAATGCTGATTCTCATCACGTGCAATTAGTCCAATGATCTTTGCACTTCCTTCCATAAGTTTGAGTTCGCCAAAAGCAAAACTACAAGCGAAGCTGACATAAAAGCGAATACCTTCAAGAATATTAACGTTTGCAACTGCTCTAAACAATTTTCTTTTGAGTTCATATCTTTCTAACTGTGCATGGGGAACTTGTTCTTGGGCATATTTCCAAAGTTCAGAAATTCCATAATTTTGAGCACTATTGATAAAATCATTATATGCTTCGGTTACACTATAAGCACGTTCAAGAATACGATCATCTCTAAGAATAGTATCAAACACATCCGAAGGATCGGAATATACATTCTTAATAATATAAGTGTAGGAGCGTGAATGAATCATCTCCATAAATTCCCATACCTTCATACATGCTTCCAATTCCGGAAGTGAGCAGTAGGGAGCAAACGCCATTCCAGGTCCACGGCCCTGGACACTATCAAGCATTACTTGATATTTCAAATTAGAAGTAAAAATGTGCTTTTGTTCAGAACGAAGAGATTGATAATCTCCACGATCTTTTTGCAAAGAGACCTCCTCAGGTCTCCAGAAATATCCTAATTGTTGAGTTGTGAGTTTATCAAAGATTGGATATTTGTAAGAATCGTATCTCTGAATGCCCAGTGGTTGTCCAAAAAACATTGGTTGCTTTTTGGTGTCTACCTCCTGAGAGTTAAAAACGGTCATTTGATTAACCACTTTTTTCTCCGTGCTATTTGTTTTAAACTTGAAATCCATACTTTTACCACTAATAATTTTTAAACTCACTCTATCATATTTAATCTAGTTAGATTTTGCAACTCTCACAATCATCATCGTCGGAATTCATAATATCATCAAGAAGAGATTGAAGTTGTTGTTTTGGTTCTTCAACTTCATCAGTTTTAATATCATATGTGTTTTGATAATATGCTGTTTTCCATCCATATTTCCAACAAGTCAAAAGATCCTGTGCCATTACGCTAACAGGAACTTCATTATTGGGATAATTCTCCGGATTATAGGACCAGTTTCCAGAAATCGCTTGATCAAAGAATTTTTGCATAACTGCAACAATATTAATATACCCACGATTGCTAGGCATATCCCAAAGAAGCGTGTAATTGTTCTTAAGTGTGTGAAACTGTGGAACAATTTGCTTAAGTGGTCCTTTCTTCGATTTCTTAACGGACAAGTATCCACGAGGAGGTTCGATTCCATTGGTTGCGTTTGACACAACGGAACTGCTCTCCGAAGGCATTTGTGCGGACAATGTTGAGTTCCGTACTCCATACTTCTTTACCTCTTCTCTGAGTGCTTCCCAATCATATTTGAGATTGTTTGGAACCAGTTCATCAACATCCTTCTTGTATGTATCAATCGGCAGAATACCTTGACCGTACTTAGTGCGATGAGAATACTCACATGCACCTTTCTCTTTTGCAAGATTGACTGTTGCTTTGATTAAGTAATATTGAAATGCTTCAGTCAAATCGTGGACCAGTTGCCAGGCACCAGGATCACCATAATGTTCACCATGTTTGGCGAGATAATGTGCAAGACCAATATAACCTACTCCAAGTGAACGACGTGCCCTGGTGGCGATTTCTGCTGCTCTAACGGGGTATCCCTGAAAATCAATAAGTTCATCAAGACTCCTAACAGCAAGATCACAAAGAACTTCAAGATCTTCATTCTCTCTAATTTTTCCAATATTGATAGCACTAAGTATGCAGAGAGCAATTTCTCCATTTTCATCATCAATATGTTGAATTGGTTTAGTTGGGAGTGTAATTTCTTGACACAAATTACTCATCTCAATTTTATCCATAAAGGATGAGTGAGAATTGCAATGGTCAATATTCATAATATAAAGACGACCTGTTTCAGCACGTTCTTTCAAAAGATCTAGAAAGAGTTCTTGAGCACCAATAGTTTTTCTTGGAACAGATGTATCTCGTTCATAACCCACATAAAGATCGTCAAATCTATCAGTCCCAAAAGCATCATATAGACCAGGAACATCGTGTGGAGAGAAAAGTGTGATTTCTCCGTTTTGAATGAATCGTTCATAGAAGATTTTACTAATTTGTATACTATAATCTAACTTACGAACACGATTATCTTCAGTTCCTTTATTATTCTTTAATACGAGAATATCACTTATCTCTTGGTGCCAGATAGGAAAATGAACTGTAGCAGAACCACCTCTGATGCCATTCTGTGTGCAGCATCGTACAGTTGCCTCAAACTTCTTAAGGAAGGGGACCACGCCTGTGTGTTGTACCTCTCCGCCTCGTATTTTAGCGTTAATGCCCCTGATTCTGCCAGCGTTGATACCAATACCAGCGCGTTGTGCGACATATTTACCAATAGCCATATCACTGCTAAAGATACTATCGAGGGTGTCATCAACATCAACGAGAACACAAGATGCATATTGACGAAGTGGGGTTCTGACCCCTGCCATGATTGGTGTTGGGATGTTGATTTTGTGTTTGGAGATTGCATCATAGTATCTTTTAACGTAGTCTAAACGTGTTTCTTTTGGATATTTAGAAAATATTGTCGCAGCAATCAAAAGATACATGAACTGTGGAGTCTCGTAAAGAGCACCAGAACTACGATCTTGGACAAGATACTTATCAACTACTTGGCGAAGACCTGCGTAAGTGAACAAGTAATCACGACTATGATCAATAAACGACTGAAGTTTATCAAATTCCTCCACATCATACAGATTAAGAATCTCTGCGTCATAAACACCTAATTCAACACACTTTTGAGTATGTTGAAGAACAGATGGACACTCATACATTCCACCAAATAATTGCTTGCGAACAGCAAATAGAAGCAAACGAGCAGCAACAAACTGATAGTTAGGATGCTCCAAATCAATCAAGTCAGATGCAGAACGAATTAGAATCTCTTGAATCTCTGCAGTTGTGATGCCATCATAAAATTGAATACCAGATTGCATTTCAACTTGCGATGCAGAGACTCCAGCAAGGTCCCTACATGCCTCTTCCACCATAATATGAAGTTTATTCAGATCTAGATTCTCAGTGCTTCCAGATCGTTTTACTACCTTAGTCCCGTTACTCATACTTTCTTCCACTCATTGAATTTGATTTTTGCTTCTAGTGCTCGATATGTATTTGATTTTAACACATCCATAACCAAAAGTCCAGCGAGCACCATATCATTGATATCTTTTTGCTGAACTGCCTTTGGCCAAATGACTACTTTCTTACCTCCGTCAATGAGTTTGGAGATCCTATTGCAGATTTCCTTATTGCGGGGTTCATTATCCAGAACGTATACAATATTGTCACCCAAATTAAGACTATCGAGTAAAATATCCGATCCACACATTGCGATGGCATTTTTAACAAATGTTGAATCAAATGGTCCTTCTGTGACGTAGATTGTTTCATCAGTACTTACCTCGTCTAGTCCATAAACTTTTGGAATATTTTCATCCAAAATCACCGTAATATATTTAACATTACTGGGACCTAGAGATCTTCCCTGAAATCCAAAGATTTCACCTTCTCTAGTATATAATGGTATTACTATGCGACTTTCATCTCTTACAATCCTACTAAATGTAGGTTTTTGAGTATTTACCCATTCTTGAAATTTGTCAGCAAAATAAAACTTTTCTGGATTTAATAATCTCTTCTCAAGATATTTTTTAGAAACTAAATTTTCTGATGCCTTTGGCAAATCTAATTTTTTCTTAAATATCGTTTTCTTAAACTCAAATACTGGTTCTTCAACTACAAAGTTTTTACCGGTATGACCTTCCTTAAACTTTTCAAGAGTATATTGCTTATGGAGAGTTGGATCTATCTGTTTAAGAAAGTTATTAAAAGATAAACTTGATCCACAATTATGACACTTGAAGTTTGTATTATTTTTGACTGGATAAATATATCCCCTTGTTTTATTTTTATTTTTCTGAGAGTCTCCACAAATAGGACAACGGAATGTATACAGATCCGATTTAACTCTTTTGAATTTTTGTAAGCGTGAAGAAACTAATCCAATATACTTGGAATCAATTAAATCCATTATAAAAGGATGTTATTTTGGTTGACTTATTATACCAGTAGGTGTGTCTGGTGTCAAGATATCAACAACCATATGGGAATTGGAAATTGCAAATGAAAATATTACAAATGCTCCAGCGATCACCCAACGAAATTTTGTAAATTCTTCTATCTTTTTTTCTAATCCAGAAATTCTTTTTTCTACTCTAATGTGTTGTTCCTTATTTTCACCTTTCATATCATCAATCATATTCACAATCAAATCATCAGTTTTACTACACTGCTCCAATCTCTCATTATGAACTGCAAGCATCTTGCTAATATTTTGACTAGTTTTACCCATTAGTTGGATTGCTTCGTCTATCTTGTTTAGCATAAGTTCATATGAAGAAAGACGCTCTTCCAAAACAGCAATTTTAGTATCTGCTGCCGTGTTAGTGTTAAACATTTTAGTACTGAGTGTAAGATTTGCCCATAACAAACCCACTATTATTTATTTGGTATATCTTTCCAGCGTTTTCTGGCGCCAGGAAATTTACCTTTACCAAGTATTGTCTTAGGAACTCTCCTAATTAATCCCATAACTTTATCATATCCATCAAGTCTTCCGGGAGGAGTTGCTGATCCAGTTAATCCCCCAGTACCAACTACATTTGCGATACCACCTTCTTCCTTAAGATGATGAATTATATTGATAATCTTATTTATTTTACTTTCCATTAGATTGAATCCAATTGTAATGAACATTCATAATCTTGTTCTATAGAATTAATTTCAGTTTTAGGATATTCTGGAAGTCTATTTAAAAAAACTAAAAAACTCTTAATATAAGGCCAAAGATCCTTTTCCAAATTGTAAAATAACAAAGGAACTGTAGCATCATCAAAAACATTGAACAATACTGTAAGGTGATTAAGAATCAAATGAGTCTTAAGCACCCCAGTATTTTTATATCTCTTCAATAACCGTTTTACATATTTTATTCTTTTTAAATCATCCTCAAAATCGTCTTTAGTGACTGCCTGAGGATTATCATAGAATTTTATAGCAAATAACAGGTAGTTATCCTCATTCAATTCATCAAATCTCATACTATATTATCATCTATCTGGAAATAATGCGTCGTCAGGAGCATCAGATGTAGTTAATATTCCACCTGCAACTAATACTTCACTCTTAACTCTCAAATTTCCATGAGTATCAATATAAGTCATAATACCAACCCATCCACTGTGAGCAACAGCATATTTAGTAGTGGCAGCGATGCCAACTTCAATTTGATCTACACCAAAAACATCTCTAAAATATCCATCAGTTCTTCTTCTAAATTCAATCGTATTTCCAGTGGCAATGCCAACAGAAATTGTTGAAGCAAGACTTACTGTAGTAGTACCAATGGTTGAAATAATAAGATTGCTTCCATTATTTACAATTGCATCACCGATAATAACATCTTTAGTTCCAATAACAACTGGAATAATATTAGTACCAATACCAGCATTAGTAGTAGCAGTTCCAGTTACTCCCAAATTATTAAATGATGATGCTACATCATTTTTATTATTAAAACTACTATCACCCAAAGTATAAATTGGTCGTTCATTAATGTTATAAACTACTGCCGGAATTGTCGTAATTCCTGAAATAAAATTAGACGTGCCTGCGATTGAAATGGTTGTAGAAGTAAATCCAGTAATAATTGCCTGCCCGAATGTTCCGGCAGTTCCAACAGTTATAATATCACCAGTCCTAATACCCGCAGTGGTAAATGTAACTACACCGACAGTTCCAGTTACAGTGTTAGTTCCAAGATTAACAGCAATCGTGCCAGTAGAATAAACAGAATCGTTATTGCCCCAAAGAGCCATGTGCTTTACCTATAATTCTTTTTCTAGTAATATTTATAAAAAAAGGAGACCTTTACTTTCAGTCTCCTCTGTATTAATTAAATTTGTATTGATCTTTATGCTTGTGGTTTGAAAAGTTTTTCTTTAACCAATTCATAAACTACATTATCAATACTATTATCTGTACTATCAACATACTTTTTGAGTAGTTCAAGAACAAGATTTTTAACTGCTGGATGTGTTGCAATTGAAATAATAAACGGTTTTACTACCGCAACTAATGTGTCTCTCATAATGTTCTCCTGTGTGAAGAGTATCCTATCTTATTTAGAAAATAATTATCTTAAATTTGGATTTCGTTCTCTAGCACTTAAAGAAGGATGATTACGTGGATCATTATCATCAGGACCATCATCATCTGTTTTATCAGAAAAAATTCTTCTCAATGGTGCTTTCTTTTGTTTTTGGTTTCTGCCATAGATTCCCATATGTGAAAGAGTTATAGTTCCTTCAGAAGGTTTCTTTCTCGCCCTTTTTGGCATTTCCTCATCAAGAACTTCACCATCAAGTTCAACCTCTTCAGGTCTATACTTATCTCTTCTTGCTTTTTGTGCTTCAGGAGACATATTTGCAGGTTGAAGAACTGTACGTGCAACACCTTTTACTGCTTTACCAATTGGATCAGCAACATTTTTTTGGAAATTTTTTGCACCTTGTTCTGCAGAAGTTCTTGGATTTGATAAAAGACTACCAACTACATTTGAAATTCCAACACCAAATCCAGCACCTTCTTTGACATCTTCTTCATTAGAAACCATTACAATAGGATTCTTAACGCCCAATCCAGATCTCAGTTTGTTTTTAATAACATTGGTTTTTGCATAATCACCTCTAGTATCTCTTTGTGGTTCTGATGAGTCACAAGCAGTTTCTTCCTTTTGTACATGTTTTGGAAGACCCTTATGTTTGGTAGAAGCAAACTTCTTTGCCTCAGTATCACTCATTTCTTTTGCTGCCTTCTTAACTTCAGGTGAAGCATTCTTCATTTCACCCTTCTTATAAGCATGAACCATTCCCATAAATTGTTGTTGGGCGGTGCTTACTGAAGTTTCAGATACTACTTCCTCATTAACTTTACTGGTTTCGGGAAAAAGTTTGACGCGACTGGTATTCCCATTACCACGCATTACATCAAACTTTTTATCTTTTTTTTTACTTTTCTCTTCTTCAAAAAAATCAACATCTTCTCTTACGCTGGAAGTGTCTTTGCCGTCAGCAACCCCACCTTTTTTACGCTGAATTGCATTATGAACTGATCCACGATATTCTTTAGCACCAGATTCAACTTTACCATCACCATCATAATCTTTTTTAGAAGATCTAGATCCCTGCTGATCTTGTGGTGGTACATAATCAACCATTTCTATTGATTTCACATTTGGATTAGAACGAATTCTAGACATGTCTTCACGACTAGACCAACGAGTATATGTAGTTCCATTTTTATAATAAACCTTAACCGAGTATAAAGGTTCTCCATCTTTATTTTTCTTCATCAATTCTTCCAAATACTCTTCACCAAGAACAGGTTGTTCCTTTTCTACACCCTCAACAAAAACTTTAAAGAGTGCATTTGCAACAGAACTTGATGCCAAGGCACCAATATTATAATCTTCCCTCATTCCACCACCAGTGAGTTTTTTTTGTGCCAAGTTTTTAACTGGACCAGATTCAGATTTATTAAGTTGTTGAATATATGCTTTAATAAGAGCAGCCGGCGCCATTTTACTCACAACATCGCCACCCAATCTTTTTTTAACTTCATACTTAACATCAGAAACAAGTTGCGACGCCGCCTTTTCTACATCAGTATCACCCGCAGCATGACCGCGATGAGGACCACCAGTAATTTGAGTCATGGAAATTTCTGAACTTACTTTTTTCTATATTTATTTATGAAATTAATTCCATACGCATTTCCACCTGGTTGTAAGTTCTCTGCACCAGTCCCAACTGCTCCAGGAGTTTTACTCACATAATGCTTAAATGCACCAAGAGTTCCAACTAATGTATTTGGTTTTCCAGGTTCTCTCATTGGACTATCCATCTCAACTTCAGTGTATTTCTTTGTTTCCATCACATCTTTAATCCAAGACTTAAACATCATATTACTTTCAGTTACACAAATTAAATAGTTAGTTCCTCGTCTAATAATACGTCCAATAAGACCAGTATTAAGATTTTCTACCAATTGCCCAATCTGGAAAATTTTCTCTGCAATATAATTTTCACGTAATGTATGTGCATCAAATTTGGGAGCAATTTCCCAGACATTTAATTCTTCTTGCTGAATTTCTTCAATTCCCATAGATTGGCGAAGTACGCTAAAAAGTTCCATTGCTTCCTTTCTGGAAACTTCTGGAGGCAATCCACCACGGAAAGTTTTAAAATCACCTTCTGCAGCAGCAAGTCTCATTCTTGAAGCAGACACTCCTTCAATACCTTTGCCATCAGGATCTCGATCACCAGAAGAAATTACTTCAATGTTATCGAATTGATATAGATTGCCATTATAATTATTTGCTAATTTATCAAACTCTTTGACTCTATCAGCACCGCCAACAATTCTTACGGCAGAATATCCATCATTATGTGCCTTTTTGAGTACATCAAAAATGGTTCTCATATTTGCATCATTATAAATTCTCTCACTATGCTGAGGGAACATTCTTCTCATATATGAAATCTTTGTGTCCGCATCAAGAGGATTCTTCTTTGCATCCTGCGAACGAGAAGGAACAATAATGTAATCGCTCTGATCTTGTTCTGCAGAAGAGGCCGCGGTGTCCATCAATTGAAGATGCCCAATCGTTGGTGGATTAAAACGTCCGAAAGCAATTGTTAAAGTTCCCAAAGTTTTTTCAACTGGTGGTAATGTAAATGGTTCTTGTGCAATTGGTTCTTGAACTTGTTGCTGATCTACTGGAATTTGTTCTTGTGAAACTGGTTCTTGCACCTGTTGTTGTGGTGCTGGTTGAGGAGCAGGTTGTGCATAAGATGATTGGGAAAGATTTTTTTCCTGTTCACTTTGAGCAGGATCTTTTCCCCCAATTACTTGGCGCTTATTATAGAACTTCAATTCGCCCTGAGAGGTTTTAGCAGTAAATTCTCCTGTGGCCCTATTATACCACCCACCATGCCCATCCGTGACAAGACCCATCCGAGTTGCTTGTTGAACTGCTCTACTCGTTGCTTCGGTTATAAATTTCGAAAAACTTTTCATTTCCTATTCCAATTTTCCGGGATCAAAGTACTCATAAACAATAAAATATACTTATATTTATCACTACCAGTTCTTTTGCATTGTGAAATTGGCATGAGAGAACACCTCACGGTTGACCAATTTAAACATACCATAGTCATTGGTCATCACATATCCTTCAGCATCAATTTGATCATTGCCAATATATGCCTCAGGGCCATTATTGCGACAGAGGAACAGACAGTCTTCTTTGATAGACTTTACCAGTTTCCACAAACGAATGAGGTTAGTATCACAATCAAAGGCATCATCTTCAATGTCACGATCCTCACGAATGCAAGCATTGATTGATTTCTTTAATTCTGCCAGTTGTTTACCTCGAACGAAGGTGACAGTTTGTGCCATCTGACGAGCAAACTTACAGATCTCTTCAACATCGGCGAAGGAGTCCTGATTGTACAGGATGTGAGATTGAGGTTGCACAAATTTGACATTAAAAGTATCCTCCCAAATTGAACGATCAGGCATTGCTACAGCATCACGAAGATCATTTTCAGCATAATAACAAGTGTGAGGAGCAATAATAATTGCTTGAGAAACCAATTCTGGAAACTTATAAGTGATTGTGTTGGGGGTATATTCAGAAAGTCCACCAAATCCAATAAAATCACCTTGAGTGACATGTTCAGCATAAGGTAACCATTCAAAACATGCATGAAGAATATCTGCAACTTTACCTTCATGATTCATATCAATCTCTTCATGTGAATGATTGATTTTGATTTTTACTTTATTAAAGACACTCTTAGTACCTACAAAAAAGTTTCCGTTAGCAGGATTGATTCCCCATACGATTGCAGGAGCACCATCAATCTTTACAGAAAGATGACCAGGGGTAACAAACCAATCCAGTACTGACAGGTCACCAGTCAGAATAGAATCTTCAGGATGTTCGAGATGAGTGTTTTTCATTTGAGGTTTTGTGGTCATGCCAGTATGTTAATCCAAAATACCGGATGTGTCATAACCTCTTGTGCCACTTTAAAAATCGACTACTTAATGCCCAAAAGAGGACTCGAACCTCCACGCCGAAGCACATGATCCTAAGTCATGCGTGTATACCAGTTTCACCATTTGGGCAAATGGAGAATAGGAGACTCGAACTCCTGACTTCCTGCTTGCAAAGCAGGCGCACTACCAACTGTGCTAATTCCCCAAGAAAAGAATTATATCACCTAATAGAAATTAAGTCAAATAATTCCGGATGAAGTTTTCCATACTTCCTCATAATTTCTCCCGCTTTTGCATTTGCTTCATTTTCTGAAGGACTACCAGGATTTGGGTTCATTGCAATACGTTTAATAGATTGTTTGTAATGAACATACTCATGAGCAACGGTTCTTAAGATGTCTAATGGATGACGATTAATAATACTGATGTAAATAATTCCATCACTATTCATCAAACCAAATGCACAATTTTTCTTTGAAAAATCAGCATCATCAATAAGGATGTATGGGATATCAATAGTCAAACTTAGTTCTCTTTTTAGGAAGACTAAAAATTTTTTAAGAATTGCATTAAATTGAATTCTACTTATTGGTCTCCCTTTTCTTTTTCCAAGAATAGACATATTTTTTTGAAATATTTATTTGTTACATACGATTACTGTACTAATATCTATTTTAATAGATATAAACTTTACCATTAGATGTCTCCCTCTTCACGATTTTCACTATAATATGCATCAAAAAATCCTTCAGGATAACGCTTTAACAATTTATCAATATTAGTCTGAATTACCTCATCAAAAGAAACATCAAGAGCAATACATGCCTGTGCAACATACCACATGGTGTCACCAAGTTCTTTAATTAGATGGATGCGAGTTTCATCATTCCATGATTTACCCTGAAAGATAAGTTTCTTAACAATTTCAAGAAATTCTCCACCTTCAGCATTGATACCAACACCAGCTGTCAAAAGTCTTTCAATATTTGCACCCTTTTCATCTAACTGAACCATACGATCCGAAAGAGCAAGAAAATCTTTAGATGCGTCAGAAGTAACAGCATCTACAAAATTTTGATATTTATCAAAGTCAATACGTTGCGTCATGAAAATTTAAATCCCTCAAATGATTTTTTTGGTTTGTTTTCTTCATAAGTATACTCCTCTTCTTGCCCACTGTCAAGTATGTCCTTTTGAGCAGATTGTTCTACATCATAAAGTCTCATTTTCGCACGATCAATACCAACCACAAAACGCTTAAAGATAGTAGGATCATTATATCGATTCTTCAATTGCTTTACCATAATTTGACCCAACCCCTCCAACTCTTCAGTGCTAATAAGGGCAAACATAAGATCAGCAGTAGCAGGGAGACCAAAGGACTCACTAGTATCAGTAAGTTCAACATCAGAGTTACCATAACCACTACGAGTAGT